CCATCTTAGAACACGTCAAACAATTAAGTTACAATAAACCAGGGAAAGATTTACGTCACGTTGCGGAAGTTCCTATGGTAATATATCAACAAGCCATGCGAGAAGGCTGGGCCAAGGACCAGAGGGCATGGAAAAAATGGTTGAACAATCCAGACAATAAATTGTTCAGAACATGGAAAGGTAAGGTATGACATATTCAGAATTAAAAACCAACATAGCAAACTACTTAAATAGGTCTGATTTAACAGATCAAATGGATATGTTTATTGATAATGTCGAAGGCGAACTAAACAGAAAAGTAAGAACAAAAGAAATGATTAAAAGGGCTAATGCTACAGCAGATAGCCAATACCTATCCTTACCAACAGATTGGTTAGAAGTAATTAATGTTGAGATTACTTCAAATAATTTCAAACCTTTATTTCAACAATCACTAGAATCCTTAGATGTTTACAGACAATCTATTAACAACAAAACAGGGCAACCAATATATTTTGCTATTATGGATGAAGCCTTAGAACTAGCACCAACACCAGAACAATCATACACACTACAATTAACTTATTACGAAAAGATCCCAGCTTTGTCTGATAGCAATACTTCAAACTTTGTTTCACTTAATCATCCAGACGTTTATTTATATGGTGCATTAAAACACGCATCTATTTATTTAATGGAAGATGAAAGGGTAGCAATGTTTACTCAGCTCTTTGAAAAAGCATTAGAAGAAATTAAAATGGAACAAGAAAAAGCAGAATTTAGCAAAGGCTCTCTGATGCAAAGAAGAAGGTCTTATGGTAAAGCTAAGAAAAACGTTTATTATTGGAGTAACAACTAGGAAGTATTATGGCAGGATTTTCAGATTATTTAGAGGACAAAGTTTTAGACCATGTATTTGGTGGTAACGCTTATTCAGCACCATCAACATTATATGTGGCATTGTTTACTGTAGCGCCCAGCGACACAGGTGGTGGCACAGAAGTATCAGGTGGTGGTTACACAAGAAAAACAGCTGCATTTTCAGTTTCAGGCACAAACCCAACAACAGCATCTAATACCGCTGCTATAGAATATCCAACAGCCACAGCAAATTATGGTACTGTTGTTGCAGTTGGCGTTTTTGACGCTGCCTCTTCTGGCAACTTGTTAGCTTATGCAAATTTAAGCACATCAAAGGTCGTATCTTCAGGAGATATATTTAGATTTAACACAGGCGATTTGGATATAACTCTGACATAACATCATGGCCACTATAGGCTACGGTAGAGGGTTTTATAGCAGATCCAAGTGGAATAACCTTGCTGGACAGTTTTCTTCTACTGTTGGATCTTCTTCTGGTTTTGCAGCTACAGGCCGATTTCTTCTTTTAAACAGCTCTACAATACCTGTTTTATCGTCTTTTAGTGCTATTGGCACGCAAATAGATTTAGGCAACGCCACCATTTCAGCATTATCAGATTTTGATTCTCAAGGGTTTATAACATTAAAAGGCTCTGGTTTAATAACAGGCACAAGTAATGCTGTTTCTAATGGTAGGCTTTTATTTTTAGGATCTTCTAGTATTTCTGGATTAAGTGCTTTTGATAGTACAGCAAGAGCAACTTATGCTGGCATCAGCATTTTAAATGAAACAAGTAGTTTTTCATCTCTTGGTGGTTTAAAATGGGAAGATAAACTTGTACCAGCAGAAGATTGGACAGACAAAGGAACAACGGGCAGTTGGACCGCACAAAACAATCCAGTACCTTCTTGGTCAGAACAAAATATTTCAAGCGACACTTGGACAGAACAAAATGTTGCAAGTGAAACTTGGACTGAACAAGAAAATAGATAATGGCAGATACATATACAGCTAACCTAAATTTAACAAAACCAGAACCAGGAGCATCGGAAGATACCTGGGGCGATAAGCTCAACACCAATTTAGATACTATTGATGCTATCTTTAGTAATGGGGGGACATCTGTTGCGTTTGGTAATGTTTCTGTTGATCAGCTAGACCTAGGCGACAACGAAAAAATTAGACTAGGTGCTAGTCAAGACTTACAAATCTATCACGATGGTTCTGATTCAATTATACATGACAATGGTACAGGTAATCTTAAAATCAGAGCTACGAATCTTAGAATTTTAAATGCTGCTGGAACACAAAATTTTATATCGCATAACGATGGTGGTGATGTAAAACTCTATCATGCAGGAAATCAAAAATTTGCCACCACCTCAACAGGTGTTGATGTTACTGGTGCTATTCAACTTAATGGCACTAACTTTGCAACCGAAAGTTCTAATGGTGCATATCACGAACTCAGAGACCCAACTGCTAGAACTGCAATTTTTTTAGGTGGCTCAGATGAAGGCAACTATTATGATAATAGCAATCATTACTTTAGAAATAGATCATCAAATAATTATGCTTACCTTAATGCAAATGGCTTTTATCTCTCACAAGGTGGCTATCGTGTTGGTACTACTCAGGTCATTACATCGTCAAGAAACTTAACAAATATTGGTACTGGTTCATTCTCTGGTACTGTTTCTATAAATCAAGGTGCATCATTCTCTAAGTTGCAAATTGGAACAGCTAGAACTGGAGCAACAGAAAATATTGGTGCTGTAGAATTTTTAAATTCATCTAATGCACTGAAGGCACAAGTATATGGTTCTAATGATGGCAAACTAAGACTTACTACAAATGGCTCTACTATAGCCCTAACTTTAGATGCTTCACAAAATGCCACCTTTGCAGGGAATATAACAGCAACTACAGGAGATATACAAGCAGGTAGTAGTGGTAATAGTGCATTTTTAAGAGCCTATTATGGTACTTCCTATATGACACTACAGGGCTACGGTTTAGAAATGAATCGTACCACTAGTTATATTAGACCAACAACTGATGGTAATAAAACTTTATATATTGGTGGTGTTGATGCTTCTTTAGACTGGGCTGCAATACATTTTAGATCATTAAATGGTCTATACATGACTGGTACTAGATTCCTTACAACTACTAGAGACTTGGAAAATATCGGCACTATCAGTAGTGGGGCTATTACAACTTCAGGAGATATTACTGCTGGAGCTGCTGCAATAGGAAATACTGGTGAAGGTCATCCTATTGGTCATCAATACAAAAAAGAATATTGGTATGATGAAATAGTAGGTGATAGCGATGGCTCAGATAATAAATGGACACTTGTACAAGCTAATGGGAATGTATGTACAAGCACAACTACTGGTAAAGTTTATCGTGTTCGTTTAGTTACATTGGGAACAGGCACAAATACTGGGCAAGTATATTTAGCAGACAATGTAGATGGTAATGGGTGGCGAGTAAAAGCTGTTTCAATCAACACCTCACCAACAGAAAGTTCTAACTATCCAAAACTTGAAATAGACAATAGTGTACCGAAAGTTTCTATGGAACATACCTCTAACTATACTGTTCGTATTTTTGTTGAAGAATACGATACTGGCAATAATGGTGGTATGTACACTATCTTTGGTACAGATGCACTTCTTACATATAGAGATAATGGAACAAGACTTGGTATTAACAGAGAAACGCCAGGTCAAACTTTAGATGTCAATGGCACTATCGGTATTAATGGTACTGAGATCATAACCACTTCAAGGAATCTGCATAATATAGGATCTATATCATCAGGTGCAATTACATCGGGTGCTATTACTTCAAGTGGCTCAATCACTTCAGGTGGCACTTTAACAGGAGCAAGCTCAGAATTATTAAGAAGGACTGTTTCAGGTTGGACTGTACCAACACAAACTGTACTCGGTAACTATTATGGTTCAAATATTGGCGACTACATATATCTTAAAGTGCCAGGCAACAGTACAAATGCTCATGGTGTCGCTTTAGTGACTGACAATGCTTTCTACTATGGTAGAGATAATAGAGAAACTGGTCAGATTACCAACGATGCTACTTCACCACTTAATGAAAATACAGGTTTCAAAGTAACCTATGATGGTAATGCTACCTTTGCAGGTACTATCAGTAGTGGCAACATAACTACAAGTGGCTCTTCACCTACTTACACATTACAAGATTCAGATGGTACGAATCAGCTGTCTACTTTGGCACAAGATGGTGGTAGTTTTATTCTTACTGCTAGAAACAATACAAGTAACGGCAACATCATATTCAAAGGCAATAATGGTAGTAGTGTTTCTGAGTATGCTCGCTTCAACAGCTCTGGTAATTTTTCTACACAAGGCAACATTACAGTAGGTGGCGATCTGACAGTCAATGGCACAACCACCACAATTAACACTACAGATCTTAATGTTGAAGATAAAAACATTACGCTTAATTATGGTGCAGGGGACACTTCAGCAAGTGCCAATGGTGCAGGTATCACCATCCAAGATGCGGTTAATTCAACGACAGACGCAACTATCTTGTGGGATGCTACAACAGATAGATTTGATTTTAGTCACGATATACATTTACCAGATGGTGCAAAGTTTATAGCTGGTAATAGTTCTGATATAAACATAAGACACAGTACCAACAGCTTTATAGAAAACTATACAGGCACACTAAGGATTATTAATTATAGTGATGACCAAGACATCAAATTTGAATCAGATGATGGGAGTGGTGGCGTTACTGAATACTTTATGCTTGATGGTAGCCAAGCTCAGTCTAGGTTCTTAAAAGATGCTAAATGGAATGATAGTGTAAAAGCAAAATTTGGTACTGATGAAGATTTACAAATCTACCATGATGGGTCAAACAGTTACATAAAAGATGGTGGTACAGGGAACTTAAGAGTAGATGCAACTAATTTTTATGTAAGAAACTCAGCAGGAACAGAATTAAAAATAGGTGCTATAGATGATGGTGCAGTAGATTTATATCATAATGGTTCTAAAAAACTAGCCACAACCT